TTCCGGTTTTTTCAAAAAAGGACTTGCAAAACGGCGGACGGTATGCTATAATAGCGGGGTGCAAAAGACAACTTGAGGTTGCCGTCCGCCACAGGGGCCCGTAGCTCAGTTGGGAGAGCGCTGCGTTCGCAACGCAGAGGTCGAGGGTTCGAATCCCTTCGGGTCCACCAACGGCAAATTGCCGTCCCCCAACAATCAGGGATGCCAAACAATACGCGACTTTATACCGCGATGGCGTATTCCGGATTAGGTCCGGGCATTTCCCTGTTTTTCCGCCGGATATCCGGCTCTATCTACCCGTGGCACAGCTGGATAGCGCGTCAGACTCCGACTCTGAAGGCCGCAGGTTCGAATCCTGTCGGGTAGGCCATCAAGACACACGCAAAAGGAGCGTATAAAACTCCGACGCGTGTGTCTTTTTCTATGTAAAACAAGGGTAAATTGCCGTTTTTATGGTAGTTTACCCTTTTTGTTGTTTCTTCGCTCATCGCCGTGGGGATTTGTTCTTCACTCGCTTTGGAAAGTCGCAAGCCTTTAACGATTGCACAAAAAGGATTTTTGCACGATAAGGAGCGTATGATTTCTTCTGTCTTAATCAACGAAAAAATGACCGACCACACTCTTATGAACGCAGTCGGTCGTTTGCTTATAAAGTTTCTCTTACTGTTATCCCGCACTCGAACTCGATTTCGATTTCCTTGTTGGACAGCACGGTGATTTTCCTTACAAGGCTTTTGAACATCACTCGGTCGAACTCTTCAAGTATCTTTCCTGTCTGTAGCAGTTTGGTCACTTCTTCGATTCGGTAAGATGCGAGTTGGACTTTTCCTTGCTCGGACAGTATCTCTTCTTTTCTCATAAGCAGTTGGTCTATTTTCATTCCTACCTGCTGACTTTGCTGTTCATATTCTTTATCGGTAACCTCTCCGTTGTTCCTTTTCATCAGCAGTTCCATCATCTGCTCTTGTAACTTTTCTATCTCGGCATTCACTTCATTTATCGCTGACGCACAGGAGTCCGTTATTTCGCTCACGGTCGCACTTTGCAGTTTTTCGAGTATTCGTTCCTTGTCTCCTATAAGTTCGTTCAATGCCCTTACAAACGCTTTCTCAAGGGCTTCTTCTTTGATAGGTCGGCTCTTGCAGTATTCCGCTCCTGTGTTTTCGTGTCTTTTGCACACCCATATGTAGTACTTCTTATATTTGTTGTACTGTTGGTGTCTTCGGTAGGTTTCCCCGCATTCGCCGCATACTATCATTCCGCTGAACGGATATTTACCTGAAAACTTTCCGCATCCCGTTTCACCTGTACTTCGTAGCGACTGCCTGTTTTGGAACTCTTGCTGTACCATGTCGAATGTCTCTTTCGATATGATAGCCGCATGGCTATCTTCCACATACCAGCTCTGCGCGAATCCTTCGTTTTTAATTCGCCTTGGAGATAGAAAGTCTGGAAGGTATGTTTTTTGCAGGTGGCAATCGCCCTTATACTTTTCATTTTGCAGTATCGACTTCACCGTGGAAGGATGCCATGTTTCTCTGCCTGACGGCGATGCTATACCATCTCGCTCAAGTCCTTCAGCGATTTCTTTCAGACTTTTACCGTCAAGGAACTCCGCATATATCCTTCTGACCGTTATTGCCTCTTCTGGTACTATTTTTAGCACCGTTCCTTTCTTGTCTCTCGTATATCCAAGGAAGTGTTTCGTGTTAAGTATTACCTTACCCTCTTGGAACTTTTTCTTGACGCTCCACCTTATATTATTGGATATGCTCCGACTTTCTTCTTCTGCAAGGCTTGCCATAATCGTAAGGACGAACTCACTCCGCTCTTGTAGCGTATCGAGGTTTTCTTTCTCGAATATGATTCCGATACCATCTGCTTTCAGTTTTCTTGCGGTCTGTACGCAGTCGAGTGTGTTTCTTGCGAATCGGCTGACCGATTTCGTAATTATAAGGTCTATCTTTCCGTCTTCGCAGTCCTTTATCATTCGTTTGAACTGCACTCGCTTGGTATTCTTGCCACTCAAGCCGGGGTCGGCATAAATGTCAACCATCGTCCAATCATCATGGCTTGCTATGAGTTTGGTGAAGTGGTCTACCTGTGCCTCGTAACTGCTCTCCTGTTCTTCGTGGTCGGTCGACACGCGTGCGTATGCAGCCACTCGTATTTTTGGCTTTTGCCCCATCGCTATTGACAAAGGGTCAAGTCGTTCGACTCTCGTCTTGGCTGGGATAATCGTAATTTTGGGTTTAGTGTTTGCACAGTTTTCCATTGACATTTCCTGCCCTCCCGTTTGTATATTCTTTCGTTGTCTTATATCCATTTTGGAACTCGAATGTAATCTTCCAGTCTTTTACTGTTGCTTTTACAAGGAACTCCGCCATTTGTTCCGTCATCTCATCCGATTTCTTATATTTCCCTTTTACCATATCTCTCGTTCGTAGATTCTTTATGAGAGTTTCTTGTTCTTTTATCTTTATAAGTATTTTATCGGTTTCTTCTCGGCATTTACTTTCGGAGATATAACCTTTCGCTCGTAGTTGTCGCAGTTTTTGCTCGTTGGCAATTAGTTTTCGCAAGACCTCTTCTTGCTCCGTTATGCCGTTCACATCATTATTCGCGTCAAGGCTTTCGTTGTAGGCTTCAATCAGCAATCTTGTGACGACTTCGTCTTTGATGTCATGCGATGTGCATTCCTTTACCCCATAAAAATCCTTTTTCCGACATGTCCACTTTATACACATATATGGAGTTCCGTGTGCCGAAGTTTTTCTTTTGAAGCTCGTTCCGCACTCTCCGCATATCAGTTTTCCCGATAGCGGATATAACGCAGTAGGTGACCCCCTCGGTCTATATTTATTGCCACGTGCTATCATTATCTCCTGTGCTTTTTGGTAGTCTTCACGCGACACAATCGGTTCGTGATTGTCTTGGACATAATACTTGGGGAGTTCTCCGTAGTTGTATTTCTGCACTTTCATTGTGCTATATGATTTTTGCATAATACTATCCCCGCAATATTTTTCATTTCGTAACATCCCCGTTATTGTCGATTTGCTCCATCGTCCCCCATGCATTGGGGTGTACCCTTCGTTTTCGAGAATATGGCATATGGTTCTAAACGAGTTGCCTTGCAGGTACAGTTCAAAGATTCTTCGCACTATGACCGCTTCTTTCTCGTTTATCACTAACTTTCCATCGACCATGTCATATCCAAGTATTCGTGCCAGTTCCACACTCCCATTTGCGAATCGTTTCCGTGCAGCCCATTTTTGGTTTTGGCTCATAGATAGTAATTCCTCTTCGGCGAGACTTGCCATCACTGTAAGGATTAAGCCGCATTTGGGGTCAAGGGTATGTATGTTTTCGGACTCGAATATAATTTCCACTCCTATATCTCGGAACTCTCTGACTACTTCCATTAGTTCGACTTTGTTCCGAGCGAATCTTGAAACCGACTTCGTGTATATTCTGTCGATTTCACCATTTCGCACTTTTTGAAACATTCTCTTGAGTCCATCGCGCTTTTTCATAAATGCACCGCCAATGCCCTCATCGGAGAATAATCCTATATACTCTACGGACTCGTCACTTTCGAATCGTCTTTGCCAGTAGTTGGACTGGAACGCGAAACTATCTTCTTGTGCTTCGCTATCGGTGCTGACACGAACATACGCACATACCCGTGGTTTCTCCTTCCTTGTTGTAGGTATCTCTTGAATATTCATTTCTCACGCTCCTTTCTCGTTCGTTTTTCGGCTCTGCCGACTGGATTTGAACTGCGATAAAAAATTTGCCCCGCCCTTTTTATCGGGCAGGACAAACAATACCGTGCTCACTTATAAAAGTCCAGACAAAAACTGCTTTATTCTGAAACTTTTTTGATAATTCTTTCCTTCTCTGACGAAGTGATTAGTCCCCTTTTCAAAAGGCTTTTTAATACGCTTTCAATTATTAGTTTTTCCATCGTCTTTATCGTCCTTTTTGCCAAGTTGCTTGATGATTTGGTTCGTTCCCGTAGCCGTCAGTCCGCTCGCACCACCGATGACGATTGCCACCACGATATTCGGTGCGGGGATGATACTCGGCAAAGCGTAAAAACAAATAATGCCACACACGATTCCGAGCGCCGTTGCAATAAGCGGAATACACCGCTTGAACTTTTCGTTCTCTCCGACTGCGTGTTTAATGATATTGATTGTCCAGTACACGACCGCAGCAATCGCCGGGACGCTGATTAAATTCAAGTATTGTTCCATTTATCTTCCCCTCCTTATTTCTTGGAATTTTGTTCGAGCAAATACTCGTAGAGTTCATCCTTAACTTCCGCATAGGCTTTCATCGCCTCTTTCATCTCGCCGTTGGTTTTCCCGTCTCGAATGGCTACCGCATCCGCATACGTCAGTTTCCCCACAGCATCTATACTTTTTAGTATCAGCAAGTTCTCTTTGGCTTTTGCTCTGTCTCTCTCTTCATCTTTCTTTTGCTTTTTCTTGAAAAATCGTTGCAAGAAAAAGAGCACCATTCCGCTGATGATGCTCGCACATATACTCATAATTATTGCTACCATATTACTCTATTCCCAACCTATCCTTAACTTCTCTCATTTGCTCCGCTTTTTGAACCGCCTCTGCGTCCAATGTGGCGATGTCTCTATCAAAGGCTATTTCCAATCTCTTGGATCTTTCATATTGACTTACCTGCATATCGTACCAATCGAACCAAGTGCTTAATTCGGAATAAAGAATTTCGTCTTCTTTTTTCTTTAATTCTTCATCCGTATATGGAATGAAAACATAAATGTCCTCCGTTTCTTCGTAGGCATCGCGTCCCGGCACTCCTTTGACATCCACCACTTTTTCCACGTCCTTGCCACCGTTTTCGTATTCCTTTACCACTTCATAATGAAATTGTTCCACCACTTCCTTTACTGCCTCATGATAAATCGTACGTTCATCGCGCTCAAGGCGTCCTTTTGAAAGGTCATAATCCGATATAATTTGTGTTTTTTCTTTGTTATAAACTTCCATATTATCCTCCTTAAGCCGTTCTTTTCCACATATACACTGCTAAATACGGAGGCAAATTGTTGTGTTCATTACCGCCACCCGTATTCTCAAGTGCAGCAAGCAACACACCATGCCCACCACTACCCGCAGAAGTTTTAAAGCCTGTTGTCTCATTAGAACTGTAATGCACAATGTAGTTCATTCCGTCTTTATATTTATTCGCAAAGTGAGTATGCGCAGGCATTTCCGTAGTCGTTAATTTATGTGCTTTTTCGCCGCCTGTACTTCCTATGGAATAGTCAGAACCTCCGCCCACGAGGAATCTGTCGTAGAGTCTTGTCCAAGTTCCTCCGAAGATTGACGCTGGGCTGATATATACCGTGGACATATAAATTGCTCCGACGGGATATGTTTTTTCAAGTAACCCCGTCAAAAGCGATACCGGGACTTCCGTGACAGGAATCGTAACGTTTCCGCTCCCGTCAAAACTTTTAGCCGTTGCAGTAACTCCCGACAAACCGATTGTCCTTGCGGTTTTTAGTTTTACCGACGTTTCGGCTTCCAACGGCAAATCGGTAAGAGTGCCGTTGGCATTCTTAATTTTCGGTCTGTAAGCCATTCACGATACCCCCTTATACTACCTTAAAGAAAAGTCCGCCCGTTGCAAGAGACGCACTCGGAGTGGTCTGACCGCTCGTTCCGATTTCAATCATCTGTCCACCTGCGACAGCAATGCCTTTGGCATTGACCTGAACGGCAGAATAAGTGCCTGCGGCTACACCGCTATCACCCAAAGTGACTGCTATCGTCTTATCGGCAGAGCCGTCCACGCTCTGACTTCCCGATCCGTTGATAGCAGTCGAGCCGTCTTTCTTGACACCCGAATTGACGCTTACACCGAGTGTTCTCGCCGTAGTCCACTTACCTGCCGAAGTCGCACTTGTTGCCGTATCTGCCTTGGTTGCATTATCCGCTTTCGTCGCTGAGCCAACTTTGGTTGCTCCGTTCTTGATGTTAGCAATCTCTGTGACATTGGTATTTGCCTGACTCTTCGCCGCATCCGCAGTCGTTTTTACTTCGCCAATAGCACCGACTACTGTCTTTGCCGTGGTTGCAAGCGTGTTGTCCGTCTTCGTCTGATAGGCGGCAAGGTCAACTTTTTGTGTTTCGAGTGCGCTGATTTCAAAGTACCCGTAAGTACCCGTGTTGTTATCGAGAACCTTGCTTACCCAGTAGTCGGGCGTCTCCAAAGCCTTGATAAAGATGTTATCGCCCACTTTGTAGTCGGTTTTAGTAGCCGCTTTCAATGCGGTTGTCATCGCAGCCATGGTATCGAACGAAACCGCTTTTGCTCTACCTTCCGCAAGCGAATACGCACTGTTTGCTTTGTTCTGCGCATTAGTTACGGCGGTACGAATATCCGAGTGCGCCGTTCCGGACGTATTGTGAGCGTTCACCGCTCCGCTCGGTTCAGCGCCGATGTTGGCTGGAGTAAGGTTGACATCGCCTTTTCTGTAAGTTGTTTCCTTATCGCCCTTTAACCCGGTTACGATACCGCCACTCTCAATGTTTTTGACTTGCTCGTAGACCTTATCGATTGCACCTTGTACGTTCTCCGCCGCAATACCCGACGTTGTACCTTTATACTTAACTACTTCCGCTTCCGTTTCGGGATGGATAAGTACGGTATCTTCTGCGCTGACCTTTTGAATAATCTGGAACTTGTTTGTAGTTTGAGCCATGTTATTTATCCTCCATTTTCTTGAATACAAAATCGCCGTCCGGGATATCTTCGGTTATCTTGTCAACCGCCTGCAGTTTCCCTTTGACGAGTTCGCCAAGTTTTATTTTATTCGTCTCGCCGTTTTCTCCCACGACAAGAATAAAGGAGTCGCGTTTATCGACTCCCAGCTTAATTTCTTCATATTCCGTTACGTTGTTTGACAATAGGTTTAAGTCACTCGCCGTCATTTTTCCGTCAAGCGATTTCCCGTTGATGGACGGCTTGTTCTTTAGCCGGTTGTAGTTGTAGGTTACGGTAATACCGGGCGTAACTTTTATATGTTCCTGATTACCGTAGTAGTTTTTATCCGCCATTTCCCACCCTCTCCAAAACTTCTAATTTTTGACGATGCACGAGCGTTACCTCTTGCTCGTCTATTAAGGTGGCGATGATGTCGTATTTCAAAAAACCTGTTTTGAAGTCCTTTGTCACTTCACCCGGTATTCGAATGCGGAATTCATCCTCTTCTCTATCCGCCTCTTCTTCGATTCCAAGTTCTTTGCATGCGAACACCACCTTTTCTATGAGTTCCGTAGCAACGTTCTCAAACGATAACCCGAACTCAAAGACATCGCCTTTGACTACTTTCAGCATCCTATTGCTCTACGAAAACGATAGAGGAGATCGTTGTCGTAGTTCCGCTTTTTGTTTTCTTTTCTACCTTGCAAGAAATCTCTTTCAAGTGTTTTTCGTTTTCCGCAAGTGTATTGAAGATATCCGGCGTTACTTGGTCTTCCGCTTTGTAATCGCTCTTTGGCTCTTTCCAATTTGCCATTCATACCCTCCTTATATCGTTCTTCCGCGCGTCTCTTGTTTCAATCCGCCGTCAAACGTAAACTTGTTATACTCGCACACGAGTTCTTGACTGTCTCCGAACCTATCTGCCGACTCGTACTTTTCACCGAGATTGAGTTTCGGGTTTCCTCGCCAAGTCGTAGTTATGACACCTTCTCCTGCGTGCATCTTTTCAAGCAAAATTCTTGCGATATACTCCGCCTGTGCATGGCTTTGTACAAGATCGCTTGACGGGTGCGAATACTCGGTCACTCCGTTGTTTCTAACACTGTCATCGTCTTGCATCGTCAAAGACTTGGTCGTTATCTCGATTGCCTTGCCCGTAACCGTCAGCACCGCCTTTTGCTTTTGTGCCGTTTTATTCTTTGCCACGACCGAGCAAGCGTTGACACCACCTTGGAAGTCGGTCAATAGCACGTTTAAGTTATCCGTTTCCATTGCAGGATACGCAACTTCGGTATTATAATCGAGAGTCAATTCAAGCGATGCGTTCGGCTCTATATTGAGTTCGACCGATACTGCTTCGACCGTATCGTTTGACAAGGATACGTCACAGTATTCCACAGAAATACGGTTCGCAAACTCGGTCAGAGAAACACTCGATGAGTACGAAAACATATTGCTTTTATCTATCCTTATCGCCGTTGTTGTCTTCGGCTCTTTCTCCGAGCGAACATTGATTTTATCTTCTCGGTCTACAAACACTTTGCATAGTCCCGCATTGGCGATTTCCTGCAATGCGTCCCAAGCCGTGCCTTTCGGCAGAAATGCCATCGGCACGATTACAGACTTTAAGTCGTTTGAAATAACGAAAGTATCTGCCGTTTCGCCGATATTTAAAAGAACGTCGGCAGCTATATCGTATAGCGATGCATTCTCCGTCAGCGGAAAACCGACATAGGTCTTTTTCTGCAGTCGCATTAGTCTGTCCACCGCACTACACTTTACCCATTGCGAATCTTGGTTTATCTGCCATTCATCCGAATAGAACGTGCCGAGCGGTTGGTATTTTACTTTTCCGTCCGTTTCTATGCCTATGCTTGGTAACAGTTTGCGGTCGAGTATCATGAGCGAACGGAGATAGCCTTTATCGAACTTTCTGTCCTTATTAAAGATGTTTACTGTCATCGTGTCGGATACTATGTTGTAGTTTCCGTCCGCCGCACCCATCTCTTCGGACACTTCGAACATTTCAATGGCATCGCCCTCGTACCGCTCCATCATTCGGTCGTAGAACTTCAATATTTTCGCACAGGCATTCGGCTTGCTCCACTTTGTTATCGTCAACCTGATGGATGTAATGTCTTCAAGCTGCGGAGTCAATCGGACCTGTATCTGATTATTGACGGTCACGCTATCCGAGTGAACAATCTTCCCGTCTCGTTTGTACTGCAAAATGAAGTCGACCGGGTATTCATTCCGCTTTTCATCGCCCAATACCACCCAAGATATTATCGGACGCTTGACAAACGATATCTCGATCCACGGTGCGTTTGCAAACACACCATTACTTCCCGACAGCGAACCGCTCCACCAACCGAGAACGACCGAATCGTCCATCATCTGAAAGGAGCCGTCCATTGTCGCATTGCCGTCCATCGTACAGCCTTTGACTGTCGGCACAAGGTACGCACCGAACACTTCGTCCGGGTGGCTGATAGCCGAATTACCGCTTTCCGTTGTTTGAATGTCCTTACTGATTTCAGTATCCGAGTAGATAACGTCCACTCTGCCGAGTATTTTTCGTGGATTATCCGTATATTCCATAGGTTATCTCTCCACAAAAGCAACGCTGACGCTTGCCCACATTATCTTGCCTTTTACCCAATCGTAGCGTGGCTGACAGGATAAGTCCTGCGAACGAGCGGTCATCGACGTCAACTTTCCCGTTTCGGGATCGTTGTAGTCTATCGTCGCGAACGAGCCGCTTTTCGTTTCGGCAGTCAAGAGTCCCATATCTTCTTTCGAGAGATATTTCCAAGCGACTTCGACCTTTCTCTTTCTCCCTATAACGTCTACGACCATCGTGCCGTCCATCGTTCTTTCCGACTTATCCAACACTTCGGTCGAGCAAGTGAGTTCGGTCGGTGCTTTTATCGTCTTACTGTTTATTTTAAAGAAAACCGCCACTTTACACCTCCCTTAAAGCAATGCCGTTTCGCTTGTATTCCTTGTTCAGTCTCGGCATGATAAGCCTTGCGAACTGTTGTCCGTCAATCTCCAAAACGATGTCTTTTTGCTCTTCTCCACCATTATTGCCGATTGCTGCTATCCCTTGGAGCATTCCATTGACCATATCTCCATAGGGACTGCTTCCGCTACCGACTACCGCGCGATTTGCCGATGCGGTGATGTTCAGCGAAGACGCGACCTGTGCCGCCGCTTGCTGTAACATCGGTGTGTTGTCGTACATTCCGTCTGCCATCATATCCATTAGGTTCGGTATCCACTCGTCTGCCGTATGTCCCGGACCTTTCTTTGTCGGCGAGCCGAAACCGAGAAAGTCTTTTATCGACTGTCCGACAGATTTTACTCCGTCTACGACTTTACTCCATGCTTTCTTTATACCATCACCGATATTATTAATTAGATTTTTACCCCAGTTGAACGCTTGCTTGAACAGGTTGTTAAAGTAGTCTCCGACACTTGAAAACAACCCCGTTATCTTATCCCAAATCCAACCGCATACCGAGCAGATACCATTCCAAATATTCGTGAAAAACCCGCTGATACCCGTCCAAATATTGCGGAAGATATCCAGCACATTCACACCGATACCTTGAAAGAAGTCTACGAACCCTTGCCCAAAGCCTTTGATAAACTCCCAAATACCGAGAAAGATATTCTTAATAGCGCTCCAAATACTCGTAGCAATGTTCTGCATATGCGTCCACGCATCCGACCAATCGCCTTTGAGTATCGCGCACACGAACTTGATTACTTCGATGATAGCGTTCGCCACGTCCAAGACAGCGCTCAAAAACGGTCCAAGCGCGGCGATGATTCCGTTGACCACTCCGACTACCACTCCGTACAGCACTTCGATTACTTTGCCTATTAACTCAAACACGGGTTTTAAAAGTTGATAGAGTTCTACAATGGTGTCCCAGAGCGATGCAAAGAGTGCCTTTATCTTCTCCCATAGCGGTTCGACATAGTTTAGGAATTTCAGTATCGCATTGCTTATAACGTCAAACGCACTTTTTATAATCGTCCAAAGACGGGTGAAAACGTCCGAGACGACTTTGAGTATCTGCTTGCCGTATTTTTCCCAAAACGTCTTGATTCCATTGACTGTATCAAGTACGATTTTCTTTACGAGCGGCCATACTTTCTTGGCTATGGCAAGCACTTTCGAGAAGACCTCTTTCACGCATTTCCAAACCGTCTTCAAGGCTTGCACGACTGCCGCTTTGATGCGTTCCCCGTTCTCGTCCCACCACGCTTTTATAGCGTTGGCTACGCTTATAATGACAGACTTAATCTTCTCCCATATGCGTATTACGGCATTTCGGAAGTCTTCGTTCGTCTTCCATAAATACACGAGTAAAGCGACTACCGCTGCTATTGCTATGCCGATGAGTCCCGCTTTCGTGAATAGGACTTTTGCCACCTTAATGATTGTGCCGAGACTGCCGACAAGTTTCCCTATTACGATAAGCAATGGTCCGATTGCCGCCGCAAGCAGTGCTATGACTACAATTTGTTTTCTCGTTCCCATAGACAGTCCCATAATCTTTGCCGTCAGTGGCGAAATGTACTTGGTTATAAACTGTCGAATGAGCGGAATCAGCACGTCTCCGAACGAGATCGCTATCTCTTCAAGCTCGGATTTCAGGATCTTCCATTGTCCTTGCAAAGTATCGAGCTGCGTTGCCGCCATGTCGGTCGCTTTGTTCGTTCCCGTAATGGCTTTGGTCATTCCCCTTACGGCATCACCGCCCGCCGACATCAAAGCAAGCATACCCGGACCGCCCCTTGCTCCGAAAATCTTCATTGCTTGCGAGGTGTCCATTCCCGCATCTCTTAACCTGTCAAGAATTGATGCGAAATCGTTGGTTGCCGGATTCACGTCTTCTACGGCTATGCCGAGTTCTTCAAAGACTCCGAGCGCCGCCGTTGACGGGTTCATAAGAGATACGAATGCTTGTCGAAGCGAAGTTCCTGCCGTACTTCCGTCATAGCCTGCATCGTATAACACGGACAGTGCGCCGACCGTTTCTTCTATCGTATAGCCAAGGCTGTTTGCCACAGGACCGACATATCCCATTGAGTTTGCGAGTTTATCCATCGATGCCATAGAGTCACCGATTGCCGCCGCAAACACATTGGTCACTCGCTCCGCTTGGTTTGCTTCCAAGCCGAACTGGTTTAAGGTCGAAATAACTGTTTCGGTTGTGAATGCCAAGTCGCTCTGCGTTGCCGATGCAAGGTTCAGGGTTGCCTCGATAGAGTCAGCCATCTGGTCTACCTTGTAACCTGCCGACGCCATATAATACAGAGCGTCCGCTGCATCCGATGCAGAGAAAACCGTCTTCGCGCCCATTTCACGGGCGATTGACGTCATTCTTGCAAGTTCTTCGCTCGTAGCGCCTGCGACAGATGCCGCATTTGCCATTGATTGCTCGAACTGTTGCGACACCATGACCGACTTCGTACCGAGTGCCACAAGCGGAGCCGTAACAGTTGCCGAGAGTTTCGTTCCTGCTTTTGTTAGGCTTGTCGACACCTTTTGTATCTTCTTTTGGGCATTATCTAACCCTTTCGAGAGCGAGGATATGTCCGCCGCTATCTTTACCACAAGGTTTCTTATAACTGCCAGACTTCCTCACCCCCTACTTGATTATTACCCCTTGCTCCGCCGCCATTGCTTTGAGAACGGCGTCCCCCGCCGAGTTTGTTTTTTTCGGTTTCTTCCTTATATCTTTCAATACCTTTGAAAGGCTCGGCAACTTCTTTTGCCTTGCAAAGGCTTCCGTATGCCACGCAAGAGTGATGTTATCCTCGAACAGTCGAATTTCCCGCTCTCGCTTTTGCTTTGCAAGCAGCATTACTTCATACGGAGTGTAATTGCCGATCTGTATGGGGTCTATGTCAAAGAACACGACTGCCTTTTCGCAAAACTCGGAAAGGTCAAAAGCAGTCTCACTTATTCCCCCTGTTTACCTTCCGCCTTGCCGAATGCAAGCGTAAAGGCTTCACCGAGTTTTTCGGCGATCTCGGTGATGTTCGAATACTCGTCAATAAGGTCACCAACCTTTTCGAGTGTAAGGGTTTTGTCTTCGTGGCAAAGCCCCGCATACACGATAATGAGCAAGTCTTTGATGCCCACGTGCGAAAGGTCAAGGGCCGTAATGCTTTTGCCCGTAAGGTCTTCTACCTTGACGAGCGCATTGATGCCGTATCTCAATGTTCTGGGTTTATCCAGATTGATGGTTACTCCGTTCTTCATTCTTACTCTCCTTTATGAAAACTCAATTCGCCCGTACCCGTGAGTTCAAGGCTGATGCTGACCACATCGTCCACTGGGTCTTCGATTGACAAGCTGCTGATGTATGCCGTTCCCTGATAGTAGTTCGTTCCGTCCACATACAGTTTTACGGTTACGGTCGTGCCTGCGAGATATGCATCTTGCAGTGCTGCCTGTCCTTGCGTGTCGGTCGGGACTGAATAATCGCCTTCCGAACTCGCCGTCCACTCTTTAAGACCCGTGATGTAGTTCTTCCAATCATCACCGAGAGCGGTCGTTTCCAAAGTTTCGAGCGACAGTTCAAGCGACCAGTTCTTGATTGCGGCTACCTTTTGATTTCCGCTCTCACCGATAATCACTTTTCCGTTTTTACCTGCTACCGCCATATAGTCCTCCTATTTTTCGTTGTAATAAAACTCGAACTCGATGCTCGACAGGTACTCTTCCGTATTGAACTTCAACGCGGTGTTCCCGTTGTACTCGTAGTCCGTTTTAATGAAAACGGCTTGGATTTCCAAGCCGCACATATTTCCGTGAAAGTCTTGAAAGGCACGCTTTACCATTCTCGACAATTCTCTTGCTTTCTTGAACGTCCTGTCATGGCACACGAACTGCATCGTCTGCCTGACAAACCCCGTATCGCCTTGCAGAGCCGAATCGTAGTTGGCAAGCACGGGCGAGTAAACGATTGCCGGGAGTGGCGCGTCTTCGGGGATCATTATGGGGAATATCTTATTCCCCACACGTTCTCTTATCTGTTCGTTTTTGCTTAAATACGCATATATTGCTTGGCAGATGTCCGTCATAATTTTCTCCCCACCGCATTCGAGATTGCTTTCACGATCTCATCGTTTATCTTGTCGATGTTCCCGTCAACGGCATTTCGTAGAAACGGGTTGGCAGGTCTTCCCCTTGCACCGAGTTCTACGAACGTGCCGTATCGGAGCGATTTGTCATAGTCTACCGACACGGTCGCTTTGGTTTCCGTGGCTTTGCCTTCGTTGAGTTTCAGACTCGCTTTCAGCGTTCCTGTATCCACCGGACAGTTTTTCCTTGCATCGTCAAGCGCAATCTTGCCGCCCGCTTTTGCTCCCGTCATAAGCACCGATGACGCGGCATCTTCCATTGCTCGGATATCTTTCACGAGTTTGTCTGCGCCTTCCACTTTCGTTTTAACTTTCCGTTGCTTTGCGCTGTAACCCATCGTTCACGATCTCCTTGCAATTGAGTATTGTGCCTTTATGCCCCGTTTTATCGTCCGAAACTCCGATTATTTCGTATAACGAGTTTCCGTATCGGACTCGGTTCAGGACGGTCACGTTAGTCGTGTATCGGAGCGTTATCTTCACCACCGTTTCCGCTGAAACTTGTTGAGCCGTGTAATACTCCGTACCGCCCACAGGCTCGATTCTCGCCCACCTTATGTCCGTTGTCACCCATGTTCCTTCTTGCCCGCCGCAATCGTCTCTCTCCCACACGAAGGTCAGAATTTCCACCTTTCGGTTCAATCTTCCTATATCCATCAGAACCTCTCTTTCCTATAGGCGAACAGCATTCGCCTGACAAGGTCAAGGGTTTCGGATATGTCGATACCCGTCTTATCCTTTGAGATTTGCCTTTCTTCGTAAAGCGTGGCTACGACTATGAGCATTGCCTGTCGCACGGTTTCGGGAAGGGGCTCGATTTCCGCAAGCGGTCTTCGAAGCACGTCTTCCGTCAGTTCCCGCGCCGCTACTATAAGCGAGGCTATGAGATTTTCCTCGTCATCGCCGTCAACTCTCAAAAACTCTTTGGCTTCTTGAAGAGTAATCATACTCATACCTCCTTTTTGTTTTTGGTTTATGCGCCCCTCTTTGCAAGAGTGACGAACGGCGAAACGGTTGCACTGCCTTTGTAAGGAGTGAGCGGTTTCGTCCAGATCGGTTTGCCGTCAACCCTGTAGATGAAACGGAACACGTTTTCATCGTAAAGGAATCTGACGTGAATGGAACTTGCCGACTTAATGCTGCCCTTATCAATGAGAAGGTACTGACCGATATCCGCAAGGATAATGTCTCCGACTTCGCCTGCGGCGCTGCACTGTTCGATAGGTACGACAGGTCTGCCGAAGAGCGTGCCGTAGGGTTTCTCCGAAAGACCGCCTGCCGGAATATACACGGGTTTATCTCCGATTTTGAGTGTGTAAAGGTACGGTTCAAGTTCCTGATTGATGTACCATACAGCATTCGCTCTGGAACGAGACCACAGTCTGTTCCACATCTTGATGAGGTTCTCCACAGTGATTGTATCCGTCTGGCTTGCTTCTTTTGCGACAGTCACGATTGCACCGCTGTTGAGAATACCGAGCGGTTCGCCCTCGCCGCTACCCGAAAGAATGGCATCGTCAATTTTGAACCCGAACTCTTCTGCGAATGCCTGACGAATAACGGCTTCGAGTGCCGCCGCGTCCTGCAAGAGTTCATCGGTCGCATAGCAAAGTCCCGTGAGTTTTTTAAGCGACAGTTCCATCTGTCTGAACTTGGGTTTGCTTGCGGTGATCTCGTCCGCTTCGCCTTCCCAGTAGGTCTGTACACCGCCCCAACGAGAGCCGTTTGCACGACTGTCTTCGTCAATGGCATTGATTTTCATTCCGTTTGCGTTGGTGCTGATAGGAATCTTTTTGACCTTGCTTGCGAGAATACCCGTTTCATAGGTTCTCTTCAAGAGTTCGGTCACAAAGTCCTGCTGAACAAGGAAACCGCCGTCCGAGGGAGTGGTTTCGTTAAGACCGCTTGCCGCTCTCGTGGAAAGTCTCTCGTCCACTTTACCGCCCGGCATTGCCGCTCTATATGCTGCCATGAGCTGTTCTCCGAAAGACGAAAATCTTTTTTCGGTGTCCTTGGCGGGAGTGGGTTTTACTTCGGGTTTCTCGGTCGAACGGTCTTCGGGTTCGATAGCGAGAAGTTTTTCCGCTCTGCCGATACTCTCATCCCACGCACGGATTTCCTCTTCGTACTTGTCGATGTCCTTCTGCTCTTCTTCGGAGAGGAAACGGTCTTCGGCTTCCGCCTTGTTAAGCACAGCCATCGCCTTGAGTCTTGCGTCCTCTCTCTTTGCTTTCATTTCGAGAATTTTCTTCATATTCATCTGTTTTCCTCCGATTAAATGATTTTGAATTTTGCTTGCAGGTTCTTGAGTTTTTCCTGCTGTTTTGCCTTTTTAACTGCGTTTTCCGTTTCTTCCGCTACTTTACGTTGCTCGGTCTTATACACGTCATATTCTTGCATCGCACGAACACCGACATCGGTTGCCGTGTATGCCGGAAACGTTACGGGCGAGACGTCAAACAAGCGAACCTTTTTGAGTTCTCTCGTATCGATTCCGTCTTTGGATGACCACTCATCGTCTTCCACCACGAAACCGATTGACATCTGCGAAATGTCCCCACGGCGGATACTCGTGGTGATGTCCCTTGCCCAACTCGTATCCGGCGGAGTAATGCGGACACGGAGTCCTACATCGTCTTCTACGAGTTCAAGCGTTCCCGCTCTGTTTCTGCCGAGTACATAGTTTGGATCGTGATTGAACAAAGCGCGGATATCGTCTCTGCCGATGCTCTCCGCAAACGCGCCCTTTCTCACTTTCTCTTTGAACGGGAAAATGCCGCCCAAGGTTTCAGACCACGAATCGAAAACGGCGGCGTGTCCTTCGATACACGTTCCGCCGTCACTTTCGTTTATTCTTATTTCCTTTAGCGGGAGCATTCGGAGTTCCTTTTTGTTCGTCTTCTTCTCCATCGCTACCTCCTTCGTCTGGATTGTTTTGTTTGTTCTGCTGTCCAACCTGCGCAGACATCATCGAGCCGTTGACGAGATAATCGTCACCACCCTGTTCCGCCGGGACAAGGCTCATATCTTCGAGCCGCCTTATATCGTTGATAGACAACCACCCGTTTTGCCGTCCTATGGAATAGCCTTCCATTCGGGATTTGTAGTCACCGCGCAATAGTCCGTCCACGTTGAACTTGGCGAAATACAAAAGCCGTTCTTTCTCGTCAAGGAGTGAACGGCTTATCTCTTGCTCCCACCTTACAAGCCACGGCCGTATGGTGTGCTGAACAAACTCTATGGATTGGTGTTCTATGTTGGAAAAGGTTGCCCTTTCAAGGTCTCCGACAAGGTGCGGCGGAACACGGAAGATACGGCATATCTCGTTCACTTGGTACTTTCTCGTTTCCAAGAACTGTGCGTCTTCGGGTGCGATACCTATGGTATGGTACTTCATTCCTTCTTCAAGCACCGCCACCTTATGACTGTTCCGTGTTCCCTGATACACCTGATTCCAAGACTGTCGGAGTTTTTCGGGATCTTTGAGCGTGCCGGGGTGTTCCAACACACCGCCCGGTCTTGCTCCGTTACCGAAGAACTTCGCTCCATACTCTTCCGTTGCCAAGGCGAGTCCGACAGCCTCTCTTGCTTGCGCTATAGGGCTCAAGCCTTTCACTCCGTCTATGGACATGGCTTTGATGTGGAAGATTTGGTCAGGACGATAGACATAGGTTTTGTTGGTTATTTCGTCCGAATAGGTGTACTTAATCTTGCCCGTGGTGCTGTCACGCTCCACTACCATTTGGTTCGGCTTTAAGTACCATAGTTCGGTCGTATGACCTTGTTTTCGGATGATTCTTGCGTATGCGTTACCCCACAAAAGGAGCGATGTCATCATCGTTTCCCTGAACTCGAAACTCGTCATCTCTTCGTTCGGGAACTCATAAAGGCAAGAAAAAAGCGGATGTTGCTCCGCCATTTCATTCTTACCGCCTTTACCTTTCTTAAATAGGTGTAGCGGTAAACTCGCTATTGTCTCCGCCAAGATCTTCACGCAAGCATAAACGGCGGAAGTTTGCATCGCCCGCATTTCGTCCACATTGATGCCGCTGTTGCTGTTACCGATAAAGTCGACATCTACACCCCTGATGAACTCTTGCATTTCCTTTGACGGTGCAGTTCGTTTCTCTTTTCTGGGAGCATCTCTGCTCCGCCCGAATATTCCCATTTTACCTCCATAAATGCCGAACACCGCCATGTCCGGCGGTGTCCTTGTTATGTTATTTTTTATGTTATACGATTGCGGTGTATCTCGGATAGGAGAACCCCTCGCTGTTGATTAGGATTTTGTAGTTTCTATCCTTGCATTGGAGTGCTATCATGTGCCACACCCCGTCTTCGTCTACTCGCATAAGGTCTTTATTTTCCTGTACCCATTTGCAGTCTTCGAATAGGTCGTTCGCTACCTTGTCGAACTCGGCTGCGGTCAGGTGGATTGTTTTCTCCACCTTGACTTCCGCTTTCGGCATTTCCTTGCCGTGCATGTATTTGTATTCGCCTACCGCATCGTGCCAATCCTTTATGTTTGCTACCTTTCTCACGATTGTTGCTTTCATCTCTGCCACCCCTTATTTGTTCGTTTTGGCGGCTTTCCTGCCGAGTTCGTAGGCTTCTTCGAGCATTGCCTTTATGCTCCACACACTCATTTCGATGAAGTCTTCGCTGTCGCTGTTTCGGGTTTCGAGGCCACCTCTTTCTTCGATGCTGTATGAGTTCTTTTTTGCGATTTCGATGAGTTGTTTTTTCATTGTTTTGCTCCTTTGTTTTTGTACCTACAATATACCGTAAACAATCGAAAGAGCCCAGCGAAAACGCGCTAAAACACAAAGAATTAACAAAGAAAATCAAGCCTTTTAATCGTAGATTTCGACACCGTCACGGATATGCTTGACCTGCACCGCCGGGCAGAGTTCCTTGTAGCGTCTGACTATGACATCGCAATACTTCGGTTCGAGTTCTATCGCACAGCACTTGCGGTTCAGTTGCTCCGCCGCCACCAAGGTCGAACCGCTACCGCCGAACGGTTCAAGCACGGTATCCCCTTCGTGGCTGCTGTTGTAGATGAGTTTGGCACAAAGGGTTATCGGCTTCATTGTCGGATGATCGGCGGACTTGGACGGCTTATTGTCGAGAATGACCGAAGTCGGTTGCTCGAACAGTTTATCGATAAAGTCCACAAGGTCGGCTTTGCTCATCTTTCTTGCGTTCAGCCTTATGTCTTCATAGACAGTTGAGAGCGTTCTGTCGTTGATAAAGTAATGTCCCGCACCTTCTTTCCACCCGTACAAGATAGGCTCGTGTATCCATTGATAGTCCTGTCTACCAAGTGTAAAATGGTTCTTGTACCACACAAGCGTTTGCGCGTATTTGAACCCCGCATTTACCATTGCCTTGATGAAGTTTACAGATTCTTTCGTACTGTGGAACACATACACGGGTGCGCCCTTTTTTAGGTTTGCTTCCGCCGCCTTGTAAAAACTCAAAAGGAACTGGTAGAACTCGTCTTCGGAGAGATTGTCGTTTGCTATGTTTCTGTCTTTCCCGTTTATCGTTCCACCGTAGTCCACATTATACGGCGGATCGGTTACCATAACATCGGCACACTTGTCTTCCAAGACCTTTGCCACGTCTTCCTTTTGGGTGCAATCGCCACAAAGCAGTCGGTGCGCCCCAAGTATCCATAGGTCACCGCGTTTGGTCTTCGGTTCGGCAATCTCTTCTATGGCTGTTTCGGCATCGAAATCGTCTTCGTGGACATTCTCCATACTGCCGCTACCAAACAGTTCCTGTGCTTCGGCAAGGTCAAAACCCGTGAGCGTGATATCGTAACCGCTCCCGTCAAGGTCTTTCAAAAGGTTTGCCAATAGGTCGTTATCCCACTCGCCGCTGATTTTGTTGAGTGCGATGTTGAGTGCTTTTTCCTTTTTTTCGTCAAGGTCAACCACCACGCAATCGACTTCTTCGTAGCCAAGGTCTTTCATCACCTTTAATCTTTGGTGACCGCCGACAACCGTTCCCGTTCGCTTGTTCCATATAACGGGTTCGACATATCCGAACTCTTGAATACTTCGCTTGAGTTTCTCGTACTCGGCATCGCCCGGTCGCAAGTCCTTGCGCGGATTGTACTCGGCGGCTTTGAGTTCGTCCACCTTTCTTCTCTCTATTTCCATTCATTCCTCCTGTTTTGGGTATGAAAAAACCGCACTCGGTTTGAGTACGGTTTTTGTTTTCTATTCTGTTGTTTACTCTTCGAAATAGCCTTGTTTCTGGCACATTTCGGTTATTGCTTCGGCATATATCGACCGAGAGTGCTTTTGCGGGTTGCTATTGGTGTTTTTCTTTTCTATGTAATAGTCCCGTAGCTCTCCCCAGTATCCGTTTTCATTCAACCAATCTATCTTGTCTGGCAACGTTTCAAAGCCGCCGCCTTGGTATTCCCAAGTATAAGTTTGATGGTCCTTGTTGTATCGAATATACTGCTGTCTTCCTCCACCGCAATTATTTACGATTGCAAAATCGCAACTATGAATGATCCTTGAGTTCGGCCTATCTTTCTTTTTTATCGTGAGTACGCGAGTGGAGTCTTCACAATAATCATAGCCATACTGCCTTGCTACCTTATCCAAAGCCTTTCGGATGATTGTTCGGATTTCCTTTGGTTCATAGTTTTCGTCATCATCGTTGACTTCAATGTTGACATCGAAATCGAAACCGATGTTTGACTTCCTATCATAGGTAATCATGTTCCTACTCGAACTACCTATAAAGGTGAATTGAAAAGTGAAATCGTCTCTTACAGCATCCTGTACTTCGTGGATAATGTCTAACAACTCCGCTTTTACCGGGGCCGCTTCTTTTTTAGATACATAGCAAAAATCGTGCATACTATCTACCTCCCAAATTTATTATCCCAAGCCGCCCATTCGGTATCTATCGCACCAAATCGGACTATTATATCCAATCAAACCCTGATTGTCAAGATTTTATGCCACTATTTTTTGTGTTTTTCTTGGTACGATTCTTTCAATCTGTCTATCGCCATCTCCACACTCATTGTGTGATATGGGAAATAGGTTATCCGCATCGTTTTCGCGGGCGCTTGCTTGTAAATTTCTTTACTGCTTTCGCCCGTGTAATAATGCCATCTGCGATAAACATACCCCGTCCAATACATCGTTTCTCGGTCGTATGTCTCACCGCCCGTTTTCAACTTATCTTTGAGCTCGTCAAGAATACGCTCCATAATGTACTCTTTGCCTGCCCATTGCATATGGTTGAATTCCGAGTCAAGGTCGCTCGCTATGTCTGACAGCATAAAAGCCTTTATAAAGGTTTCACTATCCAAACCTTTTTCGATAGACATCTCGAATAATTGCCCTTGCATATCCGAAAGTGCCGATTGCAAACTGTCGCTCATATCACTCACCTCTCAAGATTTCGTCGAAGAATTTTCCTTCTCTACGATATTTCAGCAGTATCTCTTCCGTAAGGTCTATTCCCTCTTGTCTTCTGACAATACTCTTATCTCGGAGTATTGCCAATTCAAGGGATGTCAATTCTTTCTTGTCTACGATTTCGAGTTGGTCGCACGCTTTTGCTGTTTTACAAACATACTGACGACCAAGGTCTAATGCCGAAAGGCTATGAATTAGTGCCACATCGGTTATTTCCTTTTCGAAAAAACTCTTCATCACTCGATACATACGATCGTTGGCGATATAGCCGAGTATCACATCGTATCCGTCAGCCAACCTTTCGTACTTCTTGTAGATCTCACTCCCCTTTACATCGTCCATATACCCGCGATAATAAGCAATCAGCATTGCCCATTCGAGGTTCATTTCGACTTTCAAGACTTTCAGTCCTGTTAGGTCGAGTTTCATCGTGTAAAGGAGCGGTTTGTCTTCATCGCAGATTAAGGTCAGTGGTTGTGCCGGGTCAGTACCGAGATAGAACCCTTTTCCGAAGTCGCACGCCTCACGGCTTATCGGTTTGATCTTGCCCGTGATTCCTTTCTTGGAGCCGTGATAAACAATCAACCTGTTATCGTCCGCATCGCGCTTTACTTGCTTTGCAATGTAGTCGAATAGGTCGATATTGTTCTTCTTGCAAAACTCGAATAATTGTGTTTGCGCCATCTTATTCGGCTGTGTTTTCCCATTCTCCCACCGATTGATAGACAATGCCGTCGTTCCGAGAGCCTTTGCAAACTGCTCTTGGTTCATCCCTGCGCTTTGTCTTATGGCTTTTATAAGTTTATCCATATCAATCACCTATCACTTGTTGTTTTCTATATTATATCAAATGATAGCCTAATTGTCAATAGTTTATTCCGCCATCGACTCGATTTGCGATATGATTTGCTTTGTTTTTCTCTTTTTTCGGCACTTCAATGAGAAAAATTTTCCCACTTTCTGCTGTTCAGGTGAGAAAATGGCATTTTTTTCTGACTCCGAAGGTGTCATTTTGGCACTTTTGCAGTCTCGCATAGTGCCAATTCTTATATCACAATGATTCCGCGTTCGTTATATACACTATCAGTCGAGCCTTCGTTTCGAATTGCTCGGTCAAGCGCCATAACCGTTGCCACCGCTCCGTCTATTCGCTCGGTGGACTTTTCTTTGTCCATCTTGATGTTTCCTGCCGGGTCGGTGCGAACATACACGTTATCCATCATCCATCGGAGCGGAACATTCCCGCCGTGCGCTATCTTCTGCTCCAACACAAGTTTCATCAGTTCTTTTGTCGGCGGACTCATGTCCTTAAAACCCTGACCGAACGGCACGACTGTGAACCCCATTCCTTCCAAGTTTTGAACCATTTGCACCGCTCCCCACCTATCGAACGCAATCTCTTTGATGTGATATTTCGTGCCGAGTTCTTCGATGAAGTTCTCAATGTATCCGTAGTGGATGACGTTGCCTTCCGTGGCGATTACCTGTCCACGACCGAGCCAAGTGTCGTATGGAACGTGGTCGCGTCTTACTCGCAAATCTATCGTGTCTTCTGGTATCCAAAAGAACGGAAGAATGCTGTATTTATCGTCATCGGCTGTCGGTGGAAACACCAACACGAATGCCGTTATGTCGGTGCTTGACGAAAGGTCAAGTCCGCCGTAGCACTCTCTGCCGAGAAGTTTCTCCGCATTTACCGCAAAATCACATTTATCCCAAGCGTCCATCGGCATCCACCGCACGTTCTGTTTTACCCATTGATTGAGTCGCAGTTGTCTGAACAAGTTCTCTTCGGCGGGGTTCTCTTTTGCCGAGTTGAATGCCGTTTTCAGTTTGTCTATATCAACCGTGACACCGAGAGACGGGTTGGCTTTATACCACACCTTTTCATCTCCCCAATCGTCATCGTCTTCCGCTCCGTATATGACAGGATAGAACGATTTGTCGTGCTTTCGTCCTTCTATGATGTCTTTGGCTTTGGAATGGACTTCCCAACATATCGAGTTGCGATCCGTCCCAGCTGTCGTTATCAAAAAGAAAAGCGGTTGCTTTCGTGCGTCACCGGAGCCGTGTAGCATTACGTCGTATAAAGCCCTGTTTGGCTGTGCGTGTAGCTCATCGAATATGACTCCGTGAACGTTGAGTCCGTGCTTGGTATAGGACTCTGCCGAAAGCACCTGATAGAAGGAGTTCAGCGGCAAATATACAAGCCGCTTTTGTGAGATGATTGGCTTGATTCTCTTTTTTAGTGCCGGGCATTGCTCCACCATTTGGCAAGCAACATCGAACACAATCGATGCCTGTTGTCTGTCGGCTGCACATCCATATACTTCAGCACCCCACTCGCCGTCACCCGCAAGGAGATAAAGTGCGACAGCGGCGGCGAGTTCGGACTTGCCCTGCTTCTTCGGTATTTCGACATAGGCTGTGTTGTATTGTCGGTATCCGTTTGGCTTTACGGTCCCGAATACATCCGATATAATTTGAGTTTGCCACGGCAACAAGTCGAAGTTCTTGCCGTGCCATTCCCCTTTTGTGTGCTTGAGCATATTGATGAAAGTGATTGCCCTTTGTGCAAGGTCAGGGTTGAATAGTTCGCCGTTTGGTTTTGTAATTATCTTACTCTCTCCCATTCAACCTCCATAAACGACAAGAAGAGAGACATCTCTATCTCTCTTCTCGAACACACAGTATATTATCTTTATTGTTTCTTTTTCCGCATTTCCGTATCTTCCAAGGCTCCTTTTAGGTATTGTGGATCAAGTCCGCAGTCGTGATACCCTTCTTCTATCGTCCTGTAGTACGATGCGTTGGGGTAATCTGGCAAGCCTCGGTTCATAATGTACACCATTGCGGTGACTTCCGTCCCGTCCGACATCGTCACTTGAATGTCTTCCTTGCGATAAAGGTTCGGATACCCTTCGTATCTGTCGAGTGCGGCCTCGTCTCTCGGTTGTATTTCCCATACTCCAACGGGTACTTCCTTGCCGATCTCTGGCTCTATTGTTGCCACACATCGAAATGTCAGTTGGTAGCCCTTTATCGTACCGATACCGAACACCTTGGCGGTCGGACACCTACGAGCCATTTGCCGCAAGTTTAGGTTGCTGCCATAAGCCACATAAAGTCTTTTTTTCATAGATTTTATCTCCTTGTATTTCATAGGGTGGCTTATGCGGCCACCCTGTTAGGTCTTCCGTTCTTGAAGGCGATGTCTCCGTCAAGGCTTTCGAGTAGGAACTGTCTTGCCGTTTTGAACTCATCGCCTATCATTCCCATGCGGAGTAGCCATGTCCGCATGGTGTATTTTTCGTTCGTGCTTGCGGTCTTCCTTGCGCTTGCCGCGTTTTGCGTCAGTGCTTGGTGACTGATTGCAAGGCACAGTTGTATGTAGGTCTTTATCTTACCTGCGTGGGTTGTTCCGTTGAAGCATCTGAACTCTATGCCTTTGCCTTGCCATAGGCTATGCAGGTTGAGTGCGTGGTAGCGACTGATATCGTAATGGGTTGTTCTTCTCGATGCTCCGTTATACCATAATCTTTCGATGCCCGATTCGGTTGTCGGTTTTCTGCGGTTCAGGTTTGCTACGAACCCCTCTTCCGTTTTTTTGCACCATCTGTCCGCGCGGTTTTGGCTTACTCCCAAGGCTTTGAAGAGTATGTCTTCTTTCGCCGTCATGATGTTTACAAGGTTTCGTAGTGTCTTTGCCGTGTGATTCGTTGCATCTACGTGTACGTGGATTCCGCAGCTCGCGTTCGCTATCGCTCCGTTCTTGCGGAGCAGTCTCACGATCTCTTGTAGTGTTTCGATGTCATCCCATCCGAGTATCGGTGTTACGAGTTCGCATTTGTATTCATCGCTCAAGCGGTTGTCGTTCTTGTCTCTTGCATCGATGCTGCTGTCGTACATCGCCGTCCATTTTCTGCCGTCTCTATCGCGCACCGAGTATTTATTGTACCCTGTTCCTTCATAGGTTGACGTTGTTCCGAAGTAGTCAGCGATGACTTTTGCCGCGTCTCTTCTCGTGATGCCCGTGAGCTCGATTTCGACTCCGAATTTTTGGTTTTTCATACTGTGTGTTCTCCTTTTTTGGTGTGCTTTCCGCACCCCTGTTTTGTAACACAACAATACCGTAAAGGTTTGAAAGAGCCCAGCGAAAACGCGCCGAAACACAAAGAATTAACAAAGAATTTTGCGATTATTTTTATGGACTTTTAGAACGCTCCGTCAAGGTCGATAAGGTCTACCGTTTTGCGGATTTCGGCAAGCGCCGCCGTGTAACTTCCGCAGTTTTGCACCCTCTCCCACATATCGTTGTAGTCGCTGATTCTCCGCTCGTGGCGAAGCGCATCTCTTGTCTTGCCGATAATGAAGTAAATGTTCCCTTCCGGACCTTGACTATGGATTTCAACCCTTGGTTTGTTCATAGTTGTCACCTCCTATCAAGTCAAACAAAATACCGTAAAGGCGATTGAAAGTCCAGTATAAATTTCGTTAATTTTGAAACTTTTCTCGCATTTTTCGAATTCGCCTTGAAACCTGTGCTTGACTCATTCCGAGTTCTCTTCCAATTTCGATTTGTCGCTTTCCTTGCTTCAATTCGTTAATGATTTTCTTATCGATAGGAGTCTGTTTTCCTTCAAAGTCTTCGAGCATAATTCGCGTGATGATTTCATCTTCGCTCTGGCTTTCGTCTTCTATGACGTCGGCAAGAGTAAGTACGCTGTCTTCGGCGTCCCTGCCTATTACCATGTTCAGCGATACTTCGTGCGGATAGTGTTTGCTCGTTTTTCGGATAAACATCAACATTGCGTTCCGTATGCACATAGCCGCGTATGTACTGAATCGGACACCCCTGCTTTCGTCAAAGGTGTCCGCCGCCTTGCATAGTCCGAGCATTCCCTCGGAGATGATGTCTTCCTTGTAGTTTTCCTTTATGGGACCATCACCGATTTTTCCGTACATATGGTAGACGAGTCGCATATTGTCCGTGATGAGCTTATCCCTTGTTGATGGCATTATTGATTTCCTCCGCTTTGTCTACGAGTTCCCAAGCAAGGAAGTCTTTTCCGAAATGTCCGCCAACTGCCGTCTGTGCATATACGGGTTTCTTAAGGTCGAGTTTTTCAATCGTTCCCGCCACCGAAAGGTCAAATACCTTTTCGATTGCTTTCTTGATGAGAACTTCGCTGACCGTTCCCGTGTAAAAGGTATTGACGTCAACGCTGGTCGGTTTAGGAACACCGATAGCATAAGAAAGCGCGACTTCGCACTTCTCTGCAAGGTTCGATGCAACGACGTTCTTTGCAATGTACCTTGCAAGATATGCGCCGCTTCTATCTACCTTGCTTGCGTCTTTACCGCTCATCGCCCCACCGCCGTTATGAGCGATTCCGCCATAGGTATCTACCATCAGTTTTCGCCCGGTCAGTCCCGTATCCGCAACGAACCCGCCGATTACGAATCGACCTGACGGATTGACAAGGAGTTCGGTCTTGGAAATGTCGTACTCCGCAAAAACGGGAGCAATCACTTTTTCCTTAATCTCCGCCGTCAGTTCATCGAGCGGTTTGTCTTCTCGGTGCTGCGCAGACACAACGATAGACACGATTCGAGAGAACCTGTCTCCGTCATACTCGATCGATACCTGACTCTTTCCATCGGGTAAAAGTCCCGCTATAACACCGTTAATGCGACATTCGGTAAGTCTATCGGTCAATCGGTGAGCGAGTTCCACCGGGAGCGGCATATAGTTTAAGGTTTCGCTTGACGCATAGCCGTAGACGATGCCTTGGTCTCCTGCCCCCTGTTCTTTCTTGCCGACTGCACCCGCAATGTCCGCACTCTGCTTATGAATGCGAACTTCGTATTCGATGTCGTTTGCATCGTAGCCGACTTCGGCAATAACACACCTTGCAATGTATTCGTAGTCGACTTTCGCCTTGGTCGTAATCTCCCCGGCAATAAAGCATTTGTTATGGGCGAGCATTACTTCGCAAGCCACTCTGCTGTTTTCGTCCTGTTCCAGACACGCATCGAGAATGCTGTCCGCAATAAGGTCTGCAAGTTTGTCAGGGTGACCGCAAGTCACCGACTCCGCCGTATAGATATGTTTAATCATTTTCGTTCTCCTCTGCTAAAAATAAAGCCTTGAAGATTGACTCCAAGACTTGAACCACTATTCCGTTGCCCGCTTGCCTGTATTGCTGCGTTCCGCTTATCTTTGCCGCAACGATTTTGTCTATCTGTTCATCTTTCCACCCCATAAGGCGAAGACACTCTCTCGGTGTGAGCTTGCGGATTCTCACATTCTCGGTGATCACCGCGTTTCCGTCACCGCAAGTCAAGGTATGCGCTACTCCGTTACCCACTCGACCACGCTTGGTCTTGCTGCCGGGATATGTAATGTTGACATAATCGCCGGGGTTGGCTTCTTCGTAGCCCTGCTTGGTTGCTACATTCACCTTGACGGGAGTTTCGAGTTTTAACACAGCAGAACTTCCGGACGGAGAGCTGCATTGCCCTGTAAGCGTTGGGGCAACATCCTTTATCTCGGTCTTGTTGTATGCCACGAACATTTCCGGAACATACCCTTTTTCTTCGATAAATTCGTTATATCTTCGGCTTACATAGTCGGGTTTATCTTCTTCAATCACGAGATTGTCTTTTTGAACCGTGGTCAAAGCATTACAAAGACCTTTTTCGTTGATTTCAAGTCTCTGTTCGGTCGGCACTCCCGCAGTTCTGTCAGACGGATCTTCGGGGTTTCTTCCACGCATTGCTCCAACAACGGGAAGAATCGCTGTCTTGAACCCTTCCGGTCGAGTAGTAAGAGTCGGACACACTCCACTCTTGTTCACTTTCTTATTGAAAGCGTCTATAGTATCTCCTACTTCGCACTCGTTCTCTTTCAGCGTTTCGAATGCTTGCTTATAAAAGCGTTCTTTCGGCTCGGCCGTGTCGATGATGATAGGAGTTTGACCTCCGCCTTTGCCCATCGCCTCGGTGAGCGTTGGACTAATGCCGTCCGTCCTCGGCGTCTGGTGCTTTTGCAAGCCACCAAGCACGAAGTCTTCGGCTATTTTCAGTTCGGTATTGCCGCCCTGCTGACAATGCACGGTCGGAGCGATACCGTCAGGTTCATACACACGCTTGCTGATATCGTGCATCTTATCCCATTTCTCGCCTACCACTTCTCCGACTTGAACACATTGCGGTCCGCGCCAATCTCTTGCAAGAAGTGTATTCGCGAGCCCGTCACCGGGGCGAATGCTGTCTCTTCGACTGTTAAAAGTTGAACGTAGAATGCTTCGTATCGTGTTTTCCTTGAGATAGAACTTCTCTTCAACCATTTCATCAATCATATCTCGCAAACGAATAGTCAATTCTTTGGGTTTTGGAAACGCAAAAGGCTTGTGCTCACCCCTGATAGATACGCAGAAAACCCGTTCTCGGTTCTGCGGAATGCCGTAGTCCTTGGCATTCAACACTTTCCAATAGTTCGTGTATCCAAGTTCGGCGAGAAAATCGAGCCATTTATCGAAGTCCGCCTTGAACTTCTTGCTGACAAGGTTCTTGACGTTCTCAAGCAATAGGTACTTCGGGAGCGTTCCCTTTTCCGATGCAACACGCAATAATCGCTCGACTTCAAACAGCAAGCCGCTGCGAGTTCCTTCCTTAATGCCCGCACCCTTGCCTGCGACCGATATGTCTTGGCACGGGAACGAATAAGTCCAAAGGTCAGCGTCCGGGAGTTCTTCTATCTTGCGGATATCTCCGAGATTATTGGCTTTGCCGTGCATTGCTTCGTAACTCTGAATGGCATACTTATCAATTTCGCTTATCGCCACGACTTTATGTGCAATGCCGATATTCGTTAATGCCTGCGTTTGCGAACCGATTCCCGCGAACAGTTCATTCAATCGCAACGGATTTTCGGTTGTGTATTCCGTCATGCTTTACCCCCTAATAGTTTTTCCATAATGTCATCGTTCGGGTTCGTTTCGTCCCACTTTGACAGTTTGCTTTCTCGTACCACGATGTAGATTTTGCTCCACACTTCGTTGGTTTGTTTGAGATACTGCTGTGCCATACCCACGAACGGGGACGGCATCGGTTTGCCGTTTTGGTCTTTTACAAGCAGTCCGTGCTTGGTGTTCATATCTTCGCATTCAAGCCATCTCGCTTTGCAAAATGCGTACTCTTCCAAGTTGTACGGCAGTATTCCCTGCGTACACCCGATGCTTTTCAGCCATGCATACACGGTCTTGTATATCTCTTTTGCTTTGGCTGATAAATAAGAAGGCGGTTCGCTCGGTAGTTCCAGTCCGTTATCGGTTGTGAAGTTCACGACTTCTATCGGACGCTTGCCGGGATTGCCTTCCAGTATCTTTTGCGTGACCGCTTTCTTCGGTCTTCCCGCGCCCGGTCTTGCACCGCCACTTGCCATACTGCCTCCCTTTTGAATTTTGATTTCCGTTTGATTATTTTGATTTCCCGCGAAATCAAAAAGGACGGCTCGCCGTCCTTCAATACTTCGTATTGGTTTTGATTTCTTTGATTTTTCCGTTTGATTTTTGATTTCGCGTTTTTTCGCGTTGGACTGCGGCCCCGCTCTTAGGGTTGAAATCGCCAGATTTTCGACCTCCCCCTCCCCGGCGGTCAGTCATACTCTCTCGGCTTCGGTTTCCACCTTGAGCCTTCCCGTGCGCTCTTGCGTGAGTGACACGACCAACACAGGCTTTGCAAGTTGCTTGGAGCGAACCGCTCGCCGCCTTGTTTGATGGGAACGATATGGTCTACCATTGTCGCTCTCGTTCTTTTACCCGCTTTCAAACACTCCGCACAAAACGGGTGCTGATTGAGTTGCTGCTTTCTCGCGTGCAACCATTCGGGTGTCTTGTAAAAGTTCTTCGTGAAGTTATCTCGTCCGTACTCGTTGTATTGCTTGTCTACGAGCCTCTTATGTTCTTCACAGTATTGCCCGTCCACGAGCTTGGGACAACCCGGATAACTGCACGGTCGTTTTGGTTTTCTTGGCATATTTATCTCCTGCCTACACTCTTATTATATCTGCCGTTTGTCGCGTTTTGGCGGTTTTTGGCTCGGTCGTGTCGCTATTTATAACTCGGCTAAACAGTCGCTTATAATGGCTATCGCTTTATCCCTTCTTCTGGCGATTGCGTCGCGTCCCAAGAAGAACCGCTTGCTCATCTCTCGCAAGGACATCTTTTGCAGATAATACTTGCGAATAATCTCGTCCAGTCCGTTCGGAAGTCCTGCAACGCAGTCTTCAATCGCCGTGATACATACGAGTGTCCTATCCTCGGTCAATCCTTGCTTTTTCTTGTATTCCGCTATGGCTTTCTTGGCCGTATAGTTCTCCAAGTATTCCTTGATTTCAGTCGTTGTCATTGCAGTAGTCCACCATTTCCTTTCGTCTTTTTTCTTCTCTTACACGCTCGTCCCAAACCCAATCGCCGTTTTCTTTGGGGTCGATCTTGCTTTTTAGCCAACTTCGTATCTGTCCGCAGTCTTCCAAGTTTTCGTTCCAATCGTCTTCGGAACAGACTCCGCACAAATCCCACATTTGCATCGTTCCGAACTTTTGCCCCTTATAAAAGAACAGCAAAAGCATTTTATCGGCGGTTTCGTCATAGTACTTCCACTTGTAGTAATATCCCCAAAGTGTTCGACCGCCGTCATATCTGGATTCTATGTAATTTTCGCAAGCCTCTTTTATGTCGGCTTTCGGCATCGGCAGTCCGAGTATTACCTCGTAATCGAATTCCGCCTCTTCCGTTATCACCACTTTGTTGATGTCTGCCATACTACTCCTTTTCAAACGCTTGAATTATCGCTTTTACCTCGCCTACGCTTTTTACGACTACCGCATATCCGCCAGCTTTCAATATTTGCCGAATCGTTTGCTGTTGCAGTGCCGTTGCCGTGTTTTTACCTACCTTGCATTCAAGACCGATGAATCTGCCCTTATAACAGACTATCAAATCCGGAATGCCCGCCGTTCCGTACATCCCGCCGTGTTCCTTCCAAAAGAACAGGTTCAGAACTGTCTTCAAATAATTGCTTATCGCTTTTATCAGGTCGCTTTCCTTCACTTTTTTCGCTCCTATATAAAACTACCTGTCACAACCGTCACACCTGTCACTAAATGACACTTTACCAGTGTGACAGTAACCCCTCTATTAGAAATCTCGTTTTTGTGACGGATGTGATGGTTGTGACGGAGTGACAGTAGTGACGGATAGTGTTGTATGAGAACTGTTTTCCTGTCACTTGCTGTCACTTTGCAATCATTACCCGTCATTCTCATCAGGTCGAAATCGACCAGTTTAGCCGTATTAGTCTTCCGATTCATCGAATATCGCCCGCTGATATGTCGGCTTATAAGCCTGTCTTTTACCGAAATAATGTACTCTGCTCGAACCGCTACGTTTCATCGAGTGTTCGATGCCGTCATAGTAGAGCTGCGTTTCAATGCTCGTTATCTCTTTGCCGAGTGCCGCCGTTGAGTAAATGCACGGACTTCCCGTCACATCGTACACAGCCTTGATTAAGTCGGTTGCAGTGCCTTTCCAACCCATCGGATACTGTTTTAAGAGGTCTTTGACCGTTTTCACGATAGGATTGTTCTCGTACTCGCGCTTTTTGCGTTTCCGCTCTTCTTCCTCTGCCGTTCCGACCATATCCCATCGATACTTTGTTTCATCGAAATGCACCACGACGTCTTGCTGCCGAATATCTCGTCCCGTCATAAACAGCACGGCATTTTCGTCTTGCCGCTTTTTCTTGTAGATGATGAATATCGTGTCGCATACACCCATGATGCCGTTCGAACCCGAAATCATATTAAATACGTCATTTTCGTCCGCCATCTTTCGCAAATGGTGAATGAGAAAAATGCAGATTCGCTTGTTGTCGGCATACTCTTTCAACGCTCCAAGTTCTCGGTAGTCCGTTGCGTAGGCGATTTCGTCTTTCTTTGCCGAACCCCTGACCTTTTGCAAGGTGTCGATGATAATCAGTTTGATGTCCGGGTGTTCTTCGAACTCTTCGTCCAACTGCTTGATAAGACCGCCGTCCAAGCCGTTCGCCTTGATGGACAAGTAGAAATTGCTCGGTGCTTTCCCGCCGTCAAGCACTTTGTTGAGTCGGTCTTTCAGACGAAAAATACCGTCTTCGAGAGCGAGATACAGACACCCTGCCTGATTGCTTGCATAGTCCAAGAACTCTTTTCCACGGCTTATCGCCAAGCACATCTGCATCGCCATCCAAGACTTTCCGACCTTGGACGAAGCACACAATATCGCCAAGCCCTGCGGCAACACATCCGGGATTAACCATTCTGGCGGATCAATTTTCGCCGTTTGCAGGTCACTTGCCGCTATGCTCGCTACACCACGTTTATAGACTTTCCGAACTTCTCTCTTTGCCGCCGCCACCGCTGCTTTTAGTTCTTCGGGGTTAGACATCAAGAGTTCGTTAGGGTCTTTCTTGCTCCCAACAACGTTGAATACTATGTATGGAATCTTCGCCGCTTGGAGTTCTTTTTCAAGTGATGCAGACGCCTTTTGCCCCGGCTCGTCATTATCCAAGCACAGCACAAGCGGAGCGTTCGGCTTTTTCGACTTTACCTCTTTGACGAGTTTGTTTGCCCCGCCGACACCGCAGAGCGACACCGAGACGCCGCCGCATTGCATGATAGACAAGGCGCAGAGCGGACTCTCCACGATAAAGACAGGTTCTTTGCTCGTCCCCCACAATGCTTTGCGATTAAACAGCGGCTCCGCACCCGCCTCTTCGTTTGTCGGTTTATAGAACTTTTTGTCGGATATGCTCCGCGTTTGGTAGTATCGTAGTTCCGATGAGTACGGCAACACGATTGCGTTTCGCTTTACGTCATAGCCAAGGCAATATTTCTTCACCGTTTCTTTGGTCAGACCGCGCTTTTGAAAATAGTCGGTCTTGTCCGCGTCTCTGATGCACGCTTTCAGGTAGTCCTTGATGCTCGTCCGCTTGGAGCAATCGTCCACATCGATATGGAACATCTCGGCAAGAAGTTTCGCCGCCTCTAACGGCTCTACTTCTTTTATCTTTGACGCGAAGGTTATGACATCACCCGTTTCTCCGCAGCCAAAGCAAGTGAAGATATTGTTCTTGCGGTCAATCGAAAACGACGGAGTTTTTTCCCTATGAAACGGACACAGACCTTTATCTCTGCTATTCAATTTGATGCCGAATGCTTCGACCGCATCAGCTATTTTAACTTGGTCTTTGACCTTCTCGAAAATGTCCGTCATCGTTCCTCCGTTTTGGGTTTCCGGGCGGCGGACTTTTACCGCCACCCATCGCCCGTTTGTTTTTATTCTTCGTCAAGCGCCGTAACCTTGGTTGCCATTGCCTTGACCTGTTCTGCCAAAGGAAGTACATTCTTGAGTTCTTCCTCGGTCAAGTTACGATCTACTGCGAACACCGCCTGCGAGTAGTTGATACCGCCGCTGTTCTGTGCCTTTTTCAGCGTGAACTTGGTGACCACACTCACGGTTTTCTTTCCTTTGGAAAGAAGTCGCATTACGTACTTACTGAATTCGGCAAGACTGCCCGTCGGGAGCGAGAGAATAATCGGCAGAGCTTCACCCTCACGAAGAAGGTAGATTCTTCTCTTCTGCTTGCACGCTTTTGCCCCGTTCTTGCCACTGCCGAATTTATTGAATTCACAGTCGGCGCACTGTCTGATTTCCCCGCTTTCCGCTTCGATACCGATGCGTCCGTCCATCGAGCCGCAGTCAGGCGGATTGTTGCCGCCCGTGTACTCTTCCTTGTAGTAGCACGAGATGGGATGATGATACAAAATCACCGCTTTGAACTCTTTCGCCGAGTCGGGACTTTCGGGATCGTCACCCGGTACTTCGTAGGCAAGACCGCCACCTGCCGGGATTTTGATTCTTTCGAACGAGGGAGTCAGTCCGTCAAGCTCTTCTGCGAAGATCTCGCCAAGGTCTGCGCTCGCTCCGTAAGTAAGTGCCGTGTTTTCTTTCTTTACGATTTCGTTTGCCATTGTTGTTTCGTCTCCTTAAATTAATATTTTTTCGATTTGGCAACGCGGATACTGTTCTTCTCCGCGATTTTTATGAGTCCGTCCAACCATTCCGGGAGTATGCCCTCGTTCGCCGCAATGAGTTCCTTGACCGTCGCCGAAAGGGTTTGGCTGTTGATAGTGAACAAATCTTCGAAGCCGTTTTTCTTCATGACTTCCCATAGTTCGCCTTTCCTTTCGGGTTCTGGTGCCGGGTACTCTTGCGTGACGAGCGAGAACGTCGTTCCGTTACGATTGAACGAAGTCAACTCTTCCGTGGTCATCAAGTCGATCATTTCGGTTGTTACACCGTCAATCTCTTCGTTGATGCCTTTGACCTCACGTTCAAGGTCGCTCTTTTGCATCCGCAGTTCCTTGAGTCTGTCGGACAGTTCCAATAGTTTCGTATTCATCTGATACCTCCTGTTTTGTTTGATTGCTTTTTCAAGCGGAATACCTTTCTTCAATCGAGACGCGACCGTGCTGCGAGATACCCCGTATATCCTGCAAATCTCCGCAAGCGTAAACACTTTCCCGTACATCACATATCGTTTCGTTCGGCTCGTGTTGCTATTCTGCCTGTGTTTAGGTATCCATTTACAGTTATTCGGACAATAATCTCCGTCATTGTCGATACGCTCTATCGTCAAGCCGTCTTTGTATCCATGCGACATTGCCCAGTAGAAAAACGTCTCAAAGTCTTCCCACTCGGCACACACGCTCACACCCTTTGCGCCGTAATACTTAAAGTCCTTGCTCTTCGGATTAGCGCATCGCTGTTTCATATTCGCCCATATTCGATGCAGTCGCAGTTCTCCGTTCGGCATCGCCTTTTGCATCTTGCGGTAACATCCGCACGACATCGTGTGTCCGTTGACAAGGTCCGTTCCCCGTACTATCGCCGTTCCGCCACACTCGCACTTGCACGCCCACATCAAAGCCGTGTTCTTTCCGTGCGGTGGTAATGGTTCTATTGCCGTCAGCCTGCCGAACTGTCTTCCCGTCAAATCCTTAAACTTTCCCATGCAGTAACGTCCTCCAGTTATCTACCATCAGTTTTGCAATATCGCCTTTGTGCTTTAATGCGTTCATTATCTTTTCGTCTACCGTGTTCTTCGCCACGAGATGAATGTATAGACACTTCTCTTTCTGACCGATTCGGTGAATTCTTGCTCGGCTCTGCTCATAGTTCGCATAGGAGAAGTCCAACGAATAGAACACCGCCACGCTTGCCGCCGTAAGCGTTATCCCCATTCCCGTGGTTTGCAGTTGCCCTACGAACACTTTTACATCCGGGTTTTCTTGGAAGTCTTTCACTTGCTCCGCTCTGTCCTTCGTTGCGCCGTAAATCAACCTATAGCCCAACTTTTTCTTTTCGAGCATTGCTTTTATGGCTTCGATTTCCGGGACGAACCTTGCGAACACGACTACCTTTTTGTCTTCTTCCACGCAGCTGTCGATGATGTCTTCAAGAGCCTCTATCTTTGCCGTACTTACTGTCTGCGGCTTGGCGGTTGCATCGTCACGGATAAACCCACCAGTACATTGCGACAGTCTTAAAAGCTGCGTCAGAATGTTCCTTGCCGTCACTTCCGTATCGGCGGAGAGTTGAGCGTAGCAGTCCTCTTCTATCATCCGATACACCGCTTCGGCTTTCGGTTCGAGTTTTATCGTCCGCACTTCGTCTATGAATGGTGGCAAGTCGACCGCGTCCTGTATCTTGATTCGGAACGCTATCTTATGTACCTTTTCCACGAGTTCCGGGAGATGATTGTATCCTACGATTTGGTGGTTCTGGTAACCGCCCATCACGGCATAGCGGTTGCGAAACAAGTAGTAGGATGGTCCGAGTATCTCTTCGTCCAAGAACTTATACTGCGAGAAGAAGTCCAGCGGATTGTTCGTGACGGGTGTCCCCGTGAGTATGACGTTGAACTTGGTCTTCTTGCCGAGCTTATGCAAAGCCTTGGACTGCGCCGTGGTCGGGTTCTTAATCTTGGACGATTCATCGCACACGATCATGTCGGGATTCCACTTTCCTATCTCCGTTTCGAGCCTCCACGCCGATTCGTAGTTAACGACTATCACCTGCAATGCCGAGCCGTTCATGTATCCGAATGCCGCCTTTTTCTTTGCGATCGAACCGTCCAAAATAGTTAGCGCATACCGATAATCCGCGAACTTTTGGAACTCTTCTTCCCACACACCGACTATGGACTTCGGTGACACAACAAGCACTTTACCGATACGCTTTTGACTGTTTAACGCACCTATTAGCGCAATAGTCGTGATTGTCTTGCCCGTTCCCATATCCATCAGGAACGCTACCGCCTTGCCATTATCGAACTGTTTTAGCGCGAAGTTGTATGCCTTTACTTGGTGGCTATAAAGACTGCCCTTTATCGGCGGTTTTATGGTCGGTTCGGCATTTCCTTTGGCGTCCGTGCTATCTGCCGTCAAAGCCTGTAATTCTTCGTCAAGCGTTGCTCCGAGCAGTCCGAGCGTTGCCACATTTTCTTTCGTGAGTGGGACTACCCAACACTTATCGTCCGCATCGTAGAACCTGTCCTGCATATCCTTGATACTCCCTCGATATGCGAACGAATCGTAGATGCGTATGGTTTCGTTAGATCGGACAGCGTACATTCATTCCCTCCCAGTCGATAACCTTGACCATCTTCTCCGCGCCGAATGCGTTTATCATTCGTTCGCTTTGCTCGTAATTGAACGGAAGACCGCCGAGCAGTATTGCCGCAAGTTCCGCTCTGCTGATTTCGAACTCGATACAGAACAGAGACAGACTTCCGCATTCGTCCTTTACCATTCGGAAGAATTTCTTTGTATTTACTTTCACTTATTACCTCTCTTTGGCTCTTTGAATGTCTTGAGAATGCCTTTCATCATTTCCAAGTCTTCTCCCGTGAGCCCTTCTGCGATTCTTTCAAGAAACTCGGATTGTTTTTGGGAGAAATACTTTTTCCCCAGTCGGTATCCATCAGCTATGTACACGCCACCACCATGTCCTTGCACCGTGTAGACCGGGTAAGATAAGGAAAGCGTCAGAATGTCTTGGCGAATCGTCCATTCCGTCACGCCGAACTCGAATGCCAAGTTTGCCACTTGTTCGCGTCTTCTCTCGCATAAGGCTTCTAATATCGCCATGCGTCGTTCATTCGCTTTCACTTATCTCACCTCCCTTGCTCTTGATGGCTGTATTCTAAAGGTCAAACCGTTGGGGTTTTCTACGGTTTGAAAATAAAATTTCAATTTTTTTGAATTTGTTTTGGGAAAAATAAAAAGGCCACCGACTAACTACTCTCCTATTCGGATTTCGTTAATCGGTGGCCTCTCAATACTGGTTTAACCTACCGCTTTAATGCAATTTGGTTGTCTTGGTTTTACATTGTCCCTATTTCAGACCGACCAAGTTCCTCTCGCAAGTTTATTTAGTTAGAGCGTAACAGTTCTTGCCCTTGTGGTGCGAACACGTCTACTTGGACGTGACGCCTACTGATTGGCTTTGATACAGTTACCGTGCCGCAATGCGGACACTTTATTCGCGTAAGACCGTCTTCGCCTTGATAGCCGACAATGATATTGCGGCAGTTCAGGCACACCCATTTTATAGGGACATCGCCATCTTTAAAGTGCATAGTTGTTAGATTGCCTCCTTTCTCCCTGTGATACCTCGGTTTCGTATTTTTTCTACTGCTTTTGTGCGGTTGGGACTTCCTACACAGAAGTAGAAAAGCCGTTGTATCTTCTGTTATTATCTCACTCGGCAAAACGGGGCGGATTTGCCAAGATCAATGATTATTTATGACTGCGGCAAGCGTTCGGCTATCGTATATCGGTATCCGTTTTGGCTTTTTGAAACGCGGAATCTCTATTTCACTTCCGCATTTGTCGCAGACGAATCGTCCCTCGGTTTCTTCGAGGTACATATCCTTGTTTAGTTTCCCGCATACGGGACATTTTGCATCATACAGCATTTTCTTCACGCTCCATTTGCGCTTGGATTTCCAAACCCTTATCGCTTACGTGAATGAGTTCCGTAAAGTTTCCGTTCTTGTAAAGCTTCCACTCGCTTTCGGATTCACACCTCGGACAGGTGGTTTTGGCTGTTTTTCTGTATTCAAACTCTATATTTAACTTTTGACCGCATATTCCGCAGTACTTCTCTGTTTGCATTTTTGCTCCTCCCGGCTTGGCTACACCAAGTCCCTATCTACGCCATAGATATCGTCAAAATACACCTTGCCGTTTCCTATGACTATGTACTTAAAAATCGTATTGATTTCATTCACGGCTCCTATGACCTTTACATAGTAACCGTCTTGATAGCAAGTGAGTGCGATTCTGTCCCCTCTTTGAACTTTCGACAATTTATCCGATATTTCGCTATCCAGTTCTTCCGAGTGTTCTCCACGCTCTACCTTGCCAAGATCGTATTCCTTTTTCGCAAGAGCTTCTCGCAGTCCATTTAACGCATCGAACGGCGCAAACTGCTTGGCTCTGTCTTGTCTATTCATCATTGCCGCTGTTATGTCCTCCGATGAGTTTATTTCGCATAATAAGGGTTGCTCCCTCTTGCAAGTCCGATGCCATTAGTAAGGCATTCTTCCCGAACTTCGACTGTAGCTCAAGAGTCGCTCTGGCAAGCCGCTTTTGTCGTTCGACCTCTTCCCAGTCCGTGAAAAGGTCATAGCCTTCGCACCCTTCATCGCATATCCCGTCAAAGCCGATACTTACCCTGCGTATCAACGAGTTTCTGTCCGTTGTTTGTTCGAACACTCGCATTGCGCTTGGCATTATCTTTTTCGGGAGATTCGTGGATGCTCCGATCTTCACTCTTCCGCCTGTCGGCGCGTGACAGTCTTTGGAGTATCCGATAGTGACCGTGATGTGGCTTGCGATTACCTTTCGCCGCATCAATTCCAAACAACCGCTCCGCACCATCTCTTCAACGACAATCTTCGCCTTGTCGAAAGTGTAGTCCGAGAACAGCACCTGCGATGACGAAACCGACTTGCTCTTGCTTTTGTAATTCTTAATGTCGGACATTAGGCAGGACTCTCTCCCCCATGAATGGTCTATAAGCAGTTCGGCATTGATTCCGAAGTCCTTATAGAGTATCTCCGAGGGATAGTTTGCGATTCCCGCCATATCCACAATTCCGCGCCGTTCAAGCCTGCGGACCGTTCCCGTGGAAATTCCCCAAAAGTCGGTGAGCGGTCTGTGATGCCACAGCGTTTCTCGGAAGAGCTCTTCGTTCAAGTATCCCATATGGTCAGGGACTTTCTTTGCCGTGATGTCAAGAGCGATTTTGGCAAGGTATAGGTTTGTCCCTATCCCTGCCGTTGCCGGGATATGCAGTTTCTCCGCTATCTCGTCTATCAGCATCTTGGCGAACTCTTTGGGTGTTTTGTGGTACATCGGCAGGTAGTCAGTCGCATCAATAAACGACTCGTCAATCGAGTACACGTGAATGTCTTGCTTATCAATGTATTGCAGATAAATTCCGTATATCTCGGCTGCGTAGTCGATGTATTTTTGCATACGCGGCATCGCCGTTATGTACTGAATGCCCTTCGGTATCTCGTACCGTCTACACCTGTTTCGGACACCCAAAGACTTCATTTTCGGTGTTATAGCCAGACATATCGTTCCGTTACCTCGGCTTTCGTCTGCGACAATGAGATTGGTTTCGAAAGGGTTCAAACCTCTCTCCGCACACTCAACCGATGCAAAAAACGACTTCATGTCGATACAGAAGTAGGTGCGCTCTTTCATAGAATTACAAGTCCTTGATTACCTTAATAGCAACACCTTGTATCATGCACTCGTCTACGATGATGTCCTTCATCCGTTTGTTCTCTGGGTGCAAAATAATTCTTCTGTTTGCCGGGTCTGGGCGATAGCGTTTCAGCGTTACTTCGTTGTCCACAAGTGCAACTACGATGTCGTTGTACTCTGCACTCTCCTGCTGTTTCACAAGCACAAGGTCTCCGTCATTGATGCCGACGTCAATCATTGAGTTCCCGCAAGCCGTGAGCAAGAAACACTTTTTTGCGTTTCCAACAAACGATGCCGGGAGTCTGACATATCCGTCTATGCACTCATACTCTTCTGCAAGCGGACCACAAGGAACATATCCAAGCTTCGGCACTGCCACCACCGATGTTTCGGTGGCTCTTGTGACATCTGTTTGGTATCCGTTTTCCGTGAATTCCAAGAGCCCTTGCTCTTTAAGGTCTTCAATGTAGATCGGGACATTGCTCTTGCTGCACCCCACATTTTCGGCGATACAACGGATCGTTGGACTTGTTCCATATTGCCCGTAGTATTCCTCTATGAAGTGCTTAATCTTGTCTCTTAAGTTTGGTTTCTTCGTTTGCATTCGTGATGGCCCTCACTTTTTCAATAACGGACAACTTGTCCGTTTTTGATATCTCTATTATATCCATTTTCACTTTCACTGTCAAGAGCCTGAAAGGTATAAAAACAGGGGTGTGCAAGAACATGCACACCCCTATTTTTCACTTAAAACCATACTTAAATATTTCGAAAGAAGTTTTCATCAATATCGTAGGATTTCACTTCCTTCAACCCAATATTATATTCCGCCAATTTATTCATGAATTCATCTCCATCAATTAAATCTATTTGCTGTTTTCCTTGTTCACTTGCTTCATCTCGCGCCGCTTTAGTAAATGACCCAGTTGTAATAAATACCCCTTTTTCGATATTTGTTGCCAACGAGCCTCTAAAGTCTCGAATATCTCCAGCGGACACACTCCCTTTATATCTTTTACATTGAAATGCAACATTAAAACTAAAAATCCCATTAATTTTTAATTTGCCAGTCCCGTCTATTCCTCCATCTCCAGTCTTTTTTGTTACTTGTACTTGGGTAAATCCGCACTCTCTTAATAATCGTTGAGCCAGTCTCTCAAAACCCCAAGGGTGTATTCATATTAAAGCAGCGAACCGTCAATAAAATTGTAACGTCACTCAATAGATATGTTGGTTCATTACGTGCATTTTTTACTCGCTCCGTCACAGAACCCGAACAATAACCAATCTTATACAGATCTTTTATTCCTTTTATGCTTGGATTATTACTTTGGCTTTTCAATACATAACTTCGTTTATTTTAGAAAATAGTTCAATTAATCTTGCATTATAATCGTCAATTAGTGACCAATTTACTTTGACGATATCAGTCGCTTTAAAATACTTTTTTATTTTATTTTTGCTAGAAAAACCTAACGCTTTTCTATATTTTTTTGAGGTATTAATAGTTGACATTATATACATCCTATTGCATTAATTTTTTGATTTTTTCATAGCTATGGTGAAATTGCATGCATCCTGGTATTATCTTTCTGGGGCTATGCCATTGAACGAATCCGAAAGGCAGTTGTATGGTGCTACCGCCAGTTTTATTCCCATATTCAGCAGTTTGCGTTAGTTTTTTCTTTATATCTTCTATGTAGTACAAGTCGTCCATGTCGTTTTCAGCAAGCTCATTTCTATACCAGATTATGTTTGCCCAATCCGACTCATTAGTCGCAAGCCCCATAGAAAAACAAAAATCAAAAATCTCAAGAATATTATCATTAAACCAATCAATCAACGCTTTAGACAAGGCTGAATCATAGCGATCTAATGTTTCTTTGACAATCCGATGTTTACGAAGCTCATATGCTATATTAGCTCCACCATATTCTTCAGCAATTGTCTTTGTGTCTGAAGCTGTCCCCCAATACAAAGATATGGCTCGTTTGACATTGACTGGGATTACTTTTTTGAATTGTTTTTCAAACCCTTCAATAAATCTATCAACACCTATCAAAAAAACCTGCCCACCCGCACTTTTCTTTATTGAAATATTGATGCTAGAATTGTCCTTAAGATATAAATGCATATCTGTTTTGGATTTGGTTTTTCCGCCTAAAATGCAATCAACATCGGTTTCTTTAAGTCCTCCAAAATATATCTTAACAACCTCTATTCCTTGCTTTTTTCCACAACTTAATATTCGTTCTTGCAATGAGCCGTCTTTCTCCGTGACCGCCTCAACAAGTGCTTCATTTTCATGCCCAGACAACTTTGCATGTTTCCATCCCTCTGCTCTATTTCTGCCATTCATATTACTTTCCTCCTTGATCTATTACTTTTTTAATTTTTAGTGCTATTTCTTTTACTATTGGCACACAGACAGAGTTCCCAATTTGCTTGTAGACTTGTTTCGGCGTCCTTTTTAAAGGAAATTCAAAATCTTCGGGGAACCCTTGCAAGCGAGCCGCTTCTCTTTGTGTTATCTTTCTAATAGAATAATCATCCCAAAAAAAAGGAATTCTCTCATATGGACTCCCCATTGCGGCAAGTAAAGTTGGACATATACCTTCACGCCCACACGATATTCCCCAGTCCGTAAAACGATAAATACGATGCCGATCTTTCATAAAATTAACAATTTCATTCCACATTTTATGGTTGTTCATATAGTATGATTCGGGCTGTTTCTCCTTGTCAAAATACGAAAAGGCATCTCGTGTTAACTTTCTTTCTTCTGGAAATTGAAATTTGTCACATAGATTTTCATTCAAAAATGCTACAATATAGATTCGATTCCGTTGTTGAGGAATGCCATAGTCGCTAGCATTCATTATTTTATATCTAACGGTATAGCCCAGCTCCGCCATAGTATTGAATATTGTTAAAAATGTTTTTCCTTCATCATGTTTCACCAAATTTGCAACATTTTCAAAAAAAACAACTGACGGTTTTTTTGCCGCAATTACTCTTGCTGTTTCAAAAAACAAATTTCCACGAGGGTCTTCAAACCCTTTTTTTAATCCAACAGAAGAAAATGCTTGGCAAGGAAATCCAGCAATAAGCACATCAACATCTGGAATTGTATCTGTCGAAATCTCTTGTATATCTCCTTCAACGAGAAAATCATTACCAAAATTTAATCTATATGTTCGACAAGCATATTTATCAATCTCATTTGCCCAAACGACCTTATATCCCGCCTGTTCAAAGCCTAAATCTATACCACCTATTCCTGCGAACATACTTGCTACTTTTAGTATCCTACCCATATTCACTCCAAACGAAAGAATGCTACTTGACTAGTAGCACTCTAAACATTTCTTACAATTAATCTTTTAGTGCTTTTTCCATTTGTTTTGCTAATGCAATTGAGAGAAGCGGCGGAACGGCATTCCCTATTTCGAGATTTTTAGTGGAGCGGGAACCATAAAATTTATAGTCATCAGGAAAGCTCTGCAATCTTGCCCCCTCTCTCGTCGTCATTGCCCTAGAGTCTCTTGGATGGACGCATCTAGATGAAGATGGTGTTGCAAAATTTCTTGTTACCGTCGGTGCGGGTTTTTTCCACCACATTTTTGCATATGTGTTTCCATAACCGCTCTTTGGCCTTATATCTTCAGGCAAATCATCTTTACTTCCACCGTCAGGTAATGCTTCCATTATTCTTATAAGATGTTCACCATTAGTTGGAGCAATATTCTCATATAACAACCTACTATTCTGTCTCAAGTACTTTTGAAATTCGTTTTGTGGATCTAATGCATATTCTGTTTTTTCTTGACCACTTTTCAAGATTGGAAGGTCCGAGAATGCATCTTCAACCGTAACATATGGCAATAGTCCCTCTCCATGTGTGGGTTGTGGATATTCAAAGGTGTTTTTATCTTTCATCCCTACTAAAATCACCCTATCCCTATATTGAGGCACTCCATAATCCACCGCATTGAGCACCTTACATTTTACATCATAGCCAAGTTCTTTAAATTTATCTTTTATTGTCTCGATTAACGAGCCTCCCTGCATACTCAATAATCCAGATACATTTTCAAATATAAACGCTCTAGGTTGAACTATAGATAATACTCTGCAATATTCTTCGAATAAATGCGCCCGTGCATCCATTTGTCTCTTCCCTAAGGTTGAGTAAGATTGACACGGGGGGCCACCAACTATTAGGTCAATTCCGTCTTCTCCAATATGCTTTTTAAGTTCTTCTTCTGTTAAATCGCGTATATCTCCCTGTATCATATCAACAGATGGATGATTCATTCTATATGCAGTTGCAATATCTTTCTCATACTCGTTGGCCATTATTATTTCAAAGTTATCATTATGTGCAAAGCCATAACTCAATCCGCCAACCCCAGCAAACAAGTCGATTACTCTATGCTTATTCATTTCCTTCGTTTTCTCCTATTTTTTTGTTTACCAATTCCATAATCTCAGATAAATCACAGTTTAATGCAGCACATACCTTTATCAGTATATCTGTGTTAACATTTTCGTTTTTCCCCAATTTCGCCATTGACGAAGAGCTAATATTTGCTTTTTCTTTTAACTCACCTTTTTTCATGCCTCGATCAATCAGCAATTTCCATAATTTATTATAACTGATGGTCATATACAACCTCCTTAAATTGTTGCTTTTATTATAGCATAAAAAAATTAGAAAAGCAAGCAAAATATTTGCAAATGCAGATTTTTTTTCGATTTCTCAAATTTATATATGTGTTATCGACATACAAATGTTTTTAGAGTTATATTAATTTAATTATCTTTGCTCTTTTATATTAGCATAAGTCGTGTATAGCAGCAGCAATGTGTCATAATACATATCTTCGTATGTTTCTATCACACCATCTCCAATGCTCAATTGTCTCCAATCGGCATCTCGGTCAGCGACCAATTTGTGATGCC